GGCGCGGTGACGCGAGGAGGTCAGGATGGGTAACCACCTGGTGCAACTGATGCTGACGCAGGCCACGTTCTGGCTCTGCGTCGTGTTGTTCCTGCGGCTGTTCACCTTCCAGCGTGGCGATGCGCGCTACCGGCGCAGCATCTCGTGGATGGCCTGGGCCGTGATGGGCTGCTCCGGCTCGGTGGTGCTGTTCATCATCAAGGGGCTGCTGATCATGCCGGCGATGAGCTGGCCGCTGGTGATCCTGCTCGGCGTGTTCACCTTCGCCGTACTCAAGGCCCGGGGCAACATGGCCCAGGTCTGGCGGGCGCAGTAGTCATGCGCGGCGGCATCAACGCCCAGGACCTGGACGACGCGGTCGCTTCCCTGGCTGCGCTCGGCGGCGACCTGCCCAGCAAGGCGCTGGCCGACGCCCTGAACCACACGGCGAACCAGGCTCGGCAGGCGCTGGTCGAGACCATCGACGATGTCTTCGACCGGCCTACCTCGTTCACCCGCAACGCCGTGCGCATCCTGAACGCCACGGCGAACCGCCTGGAGGCGGAACTGTGGGTGAAGGACGACAAGGACAACAACTCCAAGGGCCAGGCGCCGGAGGATTGGGTGGCGCCGCAGGTGTTCGGCGGGCCGCGCGTGGACAAGGCGTCGGAGCGGAACCTGCGAGCCAAGGGCATCCTGCCCAGGGGAATGTTCATTGTCCCGGCCGAGGGCGCCCGCTTGGACCAGTACGGCAACATGAGCCGCGGCCAGATGATCCAGATCCTGTCCGGCCTGGGCGCGCTGGAGTATGTGGCGGGCTTCAGTGGCAACGCCACGCAGAGTGCCCGATCTCTGGCCAAGGGCCACGGCAAGGCCTACTTCGTCATGAGACGCGGCAGGGTGCCAATCGGCATCGGTGAACGCCGCGACAAGAGCCTGGTCATGGTGCTCGCGTTCGTGCGTCAGCCCCAGTACCGCGAGCGCTTCCGCTTCTTCGACGTCGTGCGGCGCATCGCCGAGGACGACGCACGGCTGGAGGCGAACATCGAGAAGGCGCTGGCCAAGGCCCTGCAAGGCAGGGGCGGCGCGGGCTGAGCCCTAACTTTTATAAGTTTTAGGGCTCGATCCAGCGCGAGGGCTCTAGGCGGGGCGGTGGCGTGCCACACGAACTACCAGGGGGCCCCTAGGGCAGCGGGGGTGGTAAGGGTGATTCGAACCCCGTTTTCGCACTAGTGGCTGGGCCCGGAAGTTAGTTAACAGGGGTTAACCAGTTAACCCCTTGAGTTCATTGCGGTTAACAGGTGCCCCCATGGCGGTGATGACCAAGGCTGAATACGCGGACAGCCGCGGCTGGTCGCGCCCCTACGTTTCGAAGCTGGGCAGGCAGGGCCGCCTAGTCATGGCCGCCGACGGCAAGTCGGTGGATGCAGAGGCCACCGACCAACTGCTGGCGGCGAGCGCAGACCCCAGCAAGGCCGGCGTTGCCGAGCGGCATCACCAGGAACGGGTGGAGAAGGGCGTTTATGCCCACATCACCGCGGAGGCGCCCCCCAGCCCGGCCACTGCGGCGCCGCCAGCTGGGCCCGGTACTACTCCCGACTACCAGAAGGCCCGCGCCCGCCGCGAATACGCCCTCGCCCTGTTGGCAGAGGACGAACACCGGAAGAGCCGCGGCGAGCTGGTGGAGCGCGCCCTGGTCGACTCCGCGGCGTTCACCGCTGCGCGGGCGCTGCGCGACCTGCTGATGGGCATCCCCCCGAAGCTCGCCGGCGAACTGGTCACCTTGACCGATGTGTGGGAGATCGAGCGCCGCCTGACTCAGGCGTTGCGCCAAGCCCTGGAAGATGCCGACCGCTGCCTGCAGCTCGAACTAGACATCGAGCAGGGCGGCTAGGAGCTGAACTGAGCCATGGAACAACCGTATGCCGACGGTGCCGCCGCGTACCTGGCGGCGTACCGCAGGGGGCTGAAGCCCGATCCTGAGCTGTGGATCGACGAATGGGCCGACGAGTTCCAGATGATCCCGCCGGACACCGGCGCCGCCGAACCCGGGAAGTACCGCACCGACCGCACGCCCTACGCACGGGAGGTCCAGCGCTGTCTGTCGCCACCTCACCCGGCGAAGCGGATCGTCACCATGATCGCATCGCAGCTGATGAAAACCCAGGTGGCGCTCAACTGGTTCGGCGGCTGCATCCATCGTGCGCCGGCCAACATCCTGGCGCTGCTGCCCAGCGAGAAGTTGAGCAAGCGGGTTTCCGGGCGGATCGACAAGACCATCAAGGCGGTTCCGGTACTGACGGAGCGTGTCGCCAGATCGCGCTCGCGCGACGCCCGAAACACCATCGACACCAAGGAGTTCGAGGGAGGCGCGCTGTACTGCGTGACCGCGGGATCGGCATCGAACCTGGCGGAGCTGGCGGCGCGCTACATCTACGGCGACGAGGTCGACCGCTGGGAACTGGACATCGACAACGAGGGCGATCCGGTCAAGCTGGCCGAGGCGCGTGGTAGCACGTTCGGGCGCAGAGCCAAGTTCTACTACTCCAGCTCGCCCACGGTGAAGGGCGTCTCGCGGATCTGCGATCTCTTCGAGCAGGGCGACCAGCGGCACTACTACGTGCCGTGCCCGCACTGCAAGACGATGCAGGTGCTGGAGTGGGAGGGGCTGAAGTACACCGACGACTATCGCTTCGTGCAGTACCAGTGCTGCACGCCTGGCTGTGCGCTGATCGACGAACACCACAAGTCGTGGATGCTGGCCAATGGAGAGTGGCGAGCCCATGCCGTCGGTGATGGCGAGACCGTCAGCTTCACCCTCAATGCCCTGTACGCCCCGCCAGGCTGGTTGAGCTGGACGGACATGGCCAAGGAATACGATGAGGCGAAGAAGCTGCAGGAGAAGGGTGATCCAGGCTCCATGCAGGTGTTCTACAACACCCGCCTGGCCCAGGTCTGGGATAGCGCCGAGCTGATGACCAAGGCCGACGAGCTGCGTCAGCGCGCCGAGGCCGAAGGTCATCGCCTGGGCCAGGTTCCGGCGGGGGCGTTGATTCTGACGGCTGCGGTCGATACCCAGCACAACCGCCTGGAGCTGCTGGTGCTTGGCTGGGGCGAGGGGATGGAGCGCTGGACCGTCGACTTCCAGGTCATCGCGGGTGATCCCGCGGAGCAACGTACCTGGGACCTTCTCGATGAGAAGCTGAAGGAACGCTATCGGCACGTCAGCGGGGTGGACCTGTCGATCTGCGCCGTCTGCATCGACTCCGGCGGCCACCACGCCGACGAGGTCTACCAGTTCACCCGCCTGCGGCGCTGGCGGAACGTACTGGCAGTGAAGGGGGCGAGCCAGCGCGGCCGCCCTGTCCTGGCGCAGCGTCCCTCCAAGGTCGACGTCACCTGGCGTGGGACCACTGAAAAGCAGGGCGCCGAACTCTGGATGATCGGCACCGACACGGCCAAGGACTGGATCTACAACCGCTACCAGTTCGAATCCGGGCCTGGTGCCTTGCACTGCTCTGCGGACCTGCCGCCGGACTTCTTCGACCAGATGGTCGCCGAACGCAAGGTCATCCGGTACGTGAAGGGCTTCAAGCGTGAGGAGTGGGTGAAGGCCAAGTCGGAGCGCAACGAGGGCCTCGACCTGCTGGTGTACAACCTCGCCGCCGCGCACTTCCTGGGGTTGCACCGGTATCACGAACCTCAATGGGCGGCACTGCGCGCGGCGGTAGGCCAGGGCAGTTTGTTCGCCGAGCGCGCACCTCTGGCCCCGAGCGCAGTGGACGAGCCGGCCGATGAGGAAGTACGGGCCGCCCCAGCTCGGCCGAAGCCCGCAGCGGTTCCTGCTGCACCACAACCCCAGCCATCAGGCCGGCGTACCTCGCGCAGCGGGTACCTGAGCCGCCGATAGATCGAGGTCAACATGAGCACTGCACAGCAGCGCCTGGACGAGGTCCGGGCGGCGATCAGGGACATCCTCAATAAGGGCCAGTCGGTGCGCAAAGGTGACCGCCAGGTTGACCGCGCCCAGTTGGCCAGCCTGCGGGTGCTGGAGGCGCAGTACGCCGAAGACGCGAGCCGCGAGGCAGCCGCCTCCAGCACCCGTCCGCGGCAAATCCGGCTCTACAGCGGGGGCAAGGGCATCTGATGGCTACCCGATACCGCGTTACCTCCAAACGCATCCGCAACAGCTACGAGGGCGCCGGCACTGGGCGCCGCGCAGCTGGGTGGGATGCGCCGGAGTCGGGGCTGAACGCCGTAGCGATTCCGTCCTTGCCCACGCTGCGCAATCGCTCGCGTGCGGCAGTCAGGAACGATCCCTACGCGTCCAGCGCGATCAGCAAGCGCGTCAGCAACCTGATCGGGACCGGCATCACGCCGCGCGCGCGGCTGCAGGACCCAGCCCTGCGAGCACAGCTAAATCTGCTGTGGGAGGACTGGGTGGATGAATCGGACGCCGACGCCCTGACGGACTTCTACGGCCAGCAGATGATTGTGGCGCGTATGGTCGAAGAGGCTGGGGAATGCTTCGTGCGGCTCCGCAACCGCCGGGCTGCCGATGACCTGGCGGTGCCTCTGCAGCTGCAGATCCTGCCCCCGGAGTTCGTGCCGGTTGACCGCAACTTCACCACCCGCGCCGGCAACGTGGTGCGGGCTGGCATTGAGTTCGATGCCATCGGCCGCCGCGTAGCGTATTGGATGTGGCAGAGCCACCCTGGAGATCCCACTGCCTCGCGGCGCGGCTACAACCAGCTGAACCGCATCCCGGCCGACCAGGTGCTGCACATCTTCGAGCCGCTGGAAGGTGGCCAGTTGCGTGGTGTTCCGCGCCTGGCACCGGTTCTGCTCCGGCTGAAGTCGTTGGACAACTACGACGACGCAGTGCTGTTCCGGCAGGAGGTGGCGAATCTGTTCGCTGGCTTCATCACGCGGCCTCGGCAGGACAGTCCCCCAGTCCTCGACCCTACCACCGGCAAGCCCCCGGAAATCGACCGGGACGGCGTGCCGATGGTGGGGCTTGAGCCCGGCACCATGCAGGAGTTGCTGGACGGGGAGGAGGTCACCTTCTCCACCCCGCCGGACGCCGGCAACAACTACGTCGACTTCATGCGGCAGCAACTGATGGCTGCCGCGGTCGGGGTGGACCTGCCCTACGAACTGCTGACGGGGGACATGGGCGATATCAGCGACCGCACGCTCCGCGTCCTGCTGAACGAGTTCAGGCGCCGCATCGAGCAGGTGCAGTTCAGCGTGTACGTCTTCCAGCTCTGCCGCCCTGTTCGTGCGGCCTGGCTGGACACGGCGTTCCTCAGCGGCGCGATCACCCTGCCTGGCTACACCGCGCGCCGGCGCGAATACCTACGCACGCGCTGGATCCCCCAGGGCTGGGCCTACATCCACCCGGTGCAGGACGTGCAGGGCAAGCTGCTGGAGATCGGCGGCGGTCTGGCGAGCCGGAGCGAGCATGTGCTGCGCACCGGCTACGACGCCGAGCAGATCGACCAGGAAAACGCGGACGACAACGCCCGGGCCGAGCGCCTGGGGCTTCACTACACCACCGACACCGGGAACCCGGTGGATGACGAAGGGGACAAGCAACCATGAAGAAGCGACACCACCTGACCCTGGCGCTCGCTGTGGCGCTGGGCTCGCTGGGCGTCTGCACGTCCGCCAACCCACGGATCCTGAACAAGGCCCAGGGGGCGCCGGACCTGCAGGCCGAGCACTGGTACAGCATCAAGGCCCTCGGGGAGGACGAAGGCGAGGGCGGCCAGAAGGCCATCGAGGTCTACATCTACGGAGAGATCGGTTTCTGGGGTGTGACCTCGGGCGACTTCATCCGCGACCTGAAGGCAGCGGACGACGGGGTGTCGCCTGTGCTGGTGCGCTTCGACACCCTCGGCGGCGATCTCTTCGACGGGATTGCTATCCACAACACGCTGCGAGGCCTGGGTGAGCGCTGCACTGCGCGGATCGACGGTGCCTGCCTCAGTGCCGGCAGCGTGGCGGCCTCCGGCGCCCACCGCGTCGAGATGGCGAACAACTCACTGTTCATGATCCACAACCCCTGGACCTTGGCCGCCGGTGATGCCGATGACCTTCGCAAGGTGGCCGAGATGATGGACAAGGCCTTCGAGGGGATCGTGGCCAGCTACCAGCACCGGCCGCTGACCATCGACGATGCGGAGCTGCGCCGGCTGATCAACGACGAAACCTGGATGACGGCGGCCGAGGCCAAGACCATGGGCTTCGTCGACGAGATCCTGGGGGCGGGAGAGCCGTTGGCGGCGAATGCCAGCCTGGGCAAGGTGCTCAACCGCTACCGCAACACCCCGGCGTCGGCCCGGCAACTGCTCGCGAGCGCGAAGCCCGCTGCAGCCGATCCGCCGGCAGATCCGCCCGCCGTCCCGGAGCAGAGCCCCGACGCCGCCGCGCTTGCCGCCGAACTGGCCGATGAGTGCGCCCGGGCCGGGCTTTCCGATTGCGCCCCGTACCTGATCAAGGCCTCTGGCCTGAAAAGCCGCGAGGCGGTGCAAGCCGCCCTGGCGCGCGCGAAGGAGGTGAAGGCTGTGTGTGCGGTCGCCAAGCTGCCGGAAGAAGCCAAGCCCCTGATCGAGGCTGGCCTGGATGCTGACGGCGCTCGGCTGAAGCTCTACGACAAGGTCGTGGCCCTCAGCAGCCGGGTGGAGATCGACAACAAGATCCCGCTGGATGAGCGGCAGCAGCCGACCTCCAACAAAACCTTGAACCCCAACGACGTGTACGCCGCCCGGCGCCGTCAACAAGCCTCGAAAGGAGCGCAGCAATGACCATCAAAACCGAAGGCATCCACTCCGGTGAGTTCCTCCTCTCGGAGGCCAACGGCAGCCGCAGCCGCGAGGTGGTGGTGATCACCGCCGGCTCTGGCCGCCTCGACGCCGGCACGCTGATCGCCCAGCTGACCGCGGCCAACGCCTTGACGCCGACCGCCAAGGCGGGCAACACCGGCAATGGCACTGTCGGCGCAGTGACCGTCACCAGTGCGGCCGCGAGCGGCACCTACTCGCTGACCATCACCGAAGCGGCGGCCAATGGCGGCACCTTCGAACTCACCGATCCGTCCGGCCAGTTCGTGGGCGAGGGCCAGGTAGGTCAGTCGTTCACCGGCGGCGGCATCACCTTCACTCTTTCCGACGGCGCCACCGACTTCGTTGTTGGTGACGGGTTCACCTTGGCGGTGAAGGCGAGCCTGGGTGAGTGGACGGCCTACGACGACGACGGTACCGATGATGGCCGACGTACCGCTGACGGCATCCTCTATGCCCCGGTGGATGCCACCCTGGTCGACGTGAAAGCCACCGCGGTGGTGCGCGATGCCGAAGTGATCGAGCGCCTGCTGACCGGCCTCGACGACAACGGCGCTGCGGACCTGGCAGCCCTGGGCATCGTTATCCGTCCCTGACCCTCCAACCCAACACTTCCTCATCATGAACCCCGCCTCGGCGGGGTTCGCCATTTCTAGGAGCCCAACATGGCTGAAATCAGCATCTTCGAGGACGAGGCTTTCAGCGTCCCCAACCTGATCCTCGTTCTGAACGAGGATCATCCGGTCCCCGGTCAGATCGCCGCGTCCGGCCTGTTCACCGAGCAGGGCAGCGCCTCCACTACCCAGCAGATCGAAAAGGACGGCATGACGCTGCAACTGGTCGCGGCCAAGCCGCGTGGTGCGGGGGGGCAGGCGGTGATTGCTGACAAGCGTCGCCTGGTGCCGTTCAACAACGTCCACCTGCCGCAGACCTTCCAGGTCCTGGCGGACGAAATCCAGGGCATTCGTGCCGTGGGTTCCCGCACTGAACTGCAGGGCGTACAGGACGTGGTGAATGCCCGCCTGGAGAAGGCACGTCGTCAACTGGACACCACCCATGAATGGCAGCGTGTCGGTGCTATCAAGGGCCAGGTGATCGACTCCGACGGCAAGAGCGTGCTGCTCGATATTTTCCAGTCCTTCGGAATGGAGCGACCGGAGCCCATTTCCTTCGAACTGGATAACGATGACACCGACGTCAGCGTGCGCTGCGTGGAAGTGCTGGACCAGCAGGAAGATGAACTCTACGGCCTGGCCAGTACGGGCGCTCGCGGTTGGTGCGGCCGGAATTTCTGGAAGAAACTCATCGCCCACCCCAAGGTCCGCGATACCTACCTGGCCAGTGAAGCGGCGTCCGCGCTCCGTGGTGACCGTCGCAAGGCGTTCGACTTCGGTGGCATCACCTGGGAACGCTACCGCGGCAAGCTGCCGAACATGCCGTTCGTGGACGACGACAGCGCCTACGTGGTGGCTGAAGGCGCAGAAGGCCTGTTCATCTCGGTCTTCGCGCCCGCTGACTACATGGAGACCGTCAACACCTTGGGGCTCCCGTACTACGGCAAGCTGGAAAACATGCGCATGGGTAAAGGTGTTGACGGCGAGGTGCAATCCAACCCGCTGCACCTGTGCACCCGTCCGCGCTCCGTTATTCACCTGACCATCTGACCATGGCCGGCTTCGTCGACCTGGTCGACGACATGGACGGGACCATTGCCGAGACGCTCGGCGATGGTCTGGCGTCCTATCGCGACCGCAGTGGAGTGGAGCTGGCCGGAGCCCTGCCAGTCATCGTCGAGAAGGGCGTGGAGCGCACCGACAACCCCGGCTTGGAACGGGTGCGGACCATGGAAGTGCGGCGGAACCAACTGCCCCGTCTCGACCGTAAGGGCTCGTTCCTGGACGAGGACGGTGAGGCCTGGGCCATCGATGGCATCCATGCCGACGATGGGGACTGGATCACCTTCTACGTGGTGCCCGCATGAATGACGTAATCGATGTTCAGGCCGAGATCATGGGCCAGTTGCAGGAGCGTCTCGCCGGCGTGCCGGTGTTCGGCGGCCAGGTCATGGAAGACTCAGTGGCAGGCATCCTCGATGCTGAAGATGAGGAACTGCCCAGCCAACTGATCGTCCTGCAGGAGGGCGACACCGTCGAAGGGAGCCGCCAGGGCAGCACGATGGTGGAGGACTGGACGGTCAATGTCGTTGCGTTGTGCCGTGGTCCCGACGCGCCAGGCCAACTGCGTACTGCGCGGCTGGCCATCAAGCGGGCCCTGAAGGGCCTCAAGGCTGGAATCGAGGTGAAGGGCCTGATCAAGGCCAGCTTCCCAGCTTCCGCTGTGCGTTTACCCGAGCCCGGCCGGCGCTGGGCCTATCGTGTCATCCCCATCACCTTCTCCTACAGCCAGTTGCTGTAACCGACCATCCAGGCCGCCTCAGGGCGGCCTTCTCATTTCAGGAGGGCGCCATGCCCAAGATCAAGATCGACAAGGCCTTCATCTATCGCGAAGCGGGCCAGCCGACGCACTACGCCAAGAGCACCGAGCCCGTCGAGGTTTCCCAGGCCGTCGCCGAACACGCCTGGGCCAACGACTTTGCCCCCAAGCCCAAGGCCGAGAAGGTCGCCGCCCAGTCCGCCGCGCCCGCCCCTGCGCCGTCCACCGACCCCAGCGGCGCCAAGTAAGCGCCGGCATCCCCCGAGGAGACCTACATGCTCCAGCCTATTGATCGTTCTTTCATCGGCGAGGGCCAGCCCTTCGCCCGCCTGTATGGCTCGCAGGACGCGCTGTTGCCCTTCGGCAACTGCGACACCTTCAGCGTCAGTTATGCCACCGACCGCAAGGCCCTGCCGAACTACATGGGCGGCGGCGGCAACCGCAACGTGCGCACCCGTCCCACTGACGTGACCGGCTCCATCGGCCTCTACGACCTCACCCCGGAGAACGTGGCAGCGGTTAGCCGCGGCACCATCACCGTGGCGCCCACTGCGGCGATCACCGGCGAGGCCCACACCTCCGCTGGTGTGGCCTTCGAACTGATCCCGTTCAAGTACCTGCCGGACCTGACGAAAACTGTCGCCGTCAAGAGTGCCGGCGGCGATCCCCTGGTGGCCGGCACCGACTACCTGCTGACGCCTCACGGCATCCAGGTGCTGTCCGGCACCACCATCGACGAGACCGGCGTGCTGATCGACTACACCCCGCGCAAGAGCTCGGCTGTGCAGATGCTCAACAGCTCGGAAAAGGAGTTCGAGATCTTCATTGCCGGCCTGAACGACGCGCAGTCGGGCGAGCCCTACGCGCTGCGCATTCGCCGCGCCAAGTTCGGCCTGCTCCAGGAAATGCCCATCCTGGGCCAGGACTACCTGAAGCTGACCGGCCCCATCGAGCTGCTCGCCGATCCGACCGTCGTCGCTGGCGACATCTCGAAGTTCCTGCAGATGGACCTCGCGGCCTAAGTCGGCCTGGCCATGGATGGCCTCATCCGCCGAAGAGCACTGCCTTGCCGTAATCGAGGATCGATTCGGTGCAGTAGCCCAGGAACCACCAGAAGATGCTGCCCAGAGCCAGCCAGGCCCGGTACCACCATTTGCTCCGCCGGATCTTATCTTCGAGTTCGTCGGCGAATATCCGGCCATTGGTATTGACGCCGCGCCACTGGAGGTTGGTGATCTGGGAGGGCGCTCTGTGGTTGGGCAGGTAGGTGCCCTTGGCCAACTTCTCGTCGAGCAGCTCGGCGGCTAGAGGGTAATCATCAGTATCAGCGGGGCCGTTGAGCAGAATGCGCAAGTACTCTTCCTTCCATGTTTTTTTCTTTTTCATCTTCGCCCTTGGCTCCGGTTCGCGAGTTGTGCCGAGGATGATAACCGTGCCGGCCTTGAGCACTGAATGGCTGTTCTATGTCGGCACCTGGCTGCTGTTGCTGTTGCTGGCGTGGTTTGTGTTTATCCCTCTGTTCTTCTGGATCAGCGCCCGCTTGGGCTTCCGTGATTTTGAATGATATCGGCCCGCCATCTGGCGGGCTTTTTCTTGCCCGAGGATATCCATGGCCAATCCAGTCCAACGCCTGATTCAGTTCGTTCTGCGCGGCAAGGACGAGATGTCTCCTGTTGCCCAGCAAACCGCCGA